CTTATCTCCTGTAGGAATATAGTTAAAAGCGCCATCAGCTGTTGTTTTAGATCTAGGATCTACTTCAACATTCTGTTCTGGAATCTTAACTTCTTTTGATTTTTTATAATTTATCATATTTTTGTTCCTTTTATTACTCTTCTACCTCAATAGCAGTTATACCTGGATTTCCAGCCTTTGCAAGACTTACTCCAGCTCTTAATTTAGCTAATTTTTCGTTCTGATCTAGTTTTTCATCTGCAATATCAGCTGCTTGCATTAATTTTGCTCTATCATTCTCTACTTTTGCTTGATCAGCCTCTTTTTTACGTTCATTTTCCATCGCTCTAAGGTCAACTTCTCTTGCTTTTAGTTTTAGAAGTGGATCAGAGTCAAATTGTGATGTAATTTTCTTCTCTTCCTTCATAAATTCTTCTGTCATCTCTGCAATCAACACCGCTTTTCTAGATTCTATACGTTGTGTAATAACTTGTAGCTCTTGTGCAGCTCTTGGGTCCACTGGAGCAGCCTGTTGTAGTGCTTGAAGACGAATTAATTCATCTCTAAACTCTAATTGTATCTGTTCTTGTGCCATTAAACTAATATGTTCTAAAATATTTTTTTGTATTGCACCCATAACTGCAGGATTGTTTCTAACAATGTTTGTTGACATAAAATTTAAGTGGGCTGATATATGTGCTCTATGATCTTGACCAGGAAAAGCTTGAAATTGTTTTCCTGTAAGAGCAGAAATGTGTTCTACACTTGGATCCATTGGTTGGACAGGTGCTGGCGGAGGTAAAACTGAATCAATATTCTTAACTCCAATAGCTTCGTACATATTTCTGTAAGCAGAATATAAATTGTGTATGCCTGGATTAGATGTAGCAAGTTGTAGTTGTGTTTGTGCTAATGTAATCCTTTGTGACATAGAAAATATATTTGGATCTGCTACTGGTAAAATATCTATCCTGTCATCAAAATCTAATTGTTTAATAAGTCTAGCTCCACCCACAACATCATATGGATATTCTGGTGGTAGATAAGTTGATATAACTTTTGATAGTAATTTAAACTCATGTCTCATTGAGTTGTATAATCTCTTGTGTATTGCAGACATAACTTTAGATCCTCTCTCTAAAAGAGCAATCGTTGTTCCTACTGCAGCATTACTGTTGCCTTCACCAGTTTGTAATTCTGATATAGCCGCGAATCTCTGACCTGCTTGAACCACAATACCCATTAATTGTAATAAGGTAGCTGATGGTTCTTTGTATGGTAGAGGAAAGAAAGCTTCACGTAGATTGCCACCTGGCGCATCTACATCTTTGAATTCACCAGGTTGAATTGGAGAAGCTTCATCTCTAACACGCACCCCTCTTTGTTTGAAACCAGCAGGTAGGTTTGACAAAGTTCCTGCATCTAATAATTGGCGGAGAGCGACTGTTGCAGTTCTACTCAATCCGCCAATCATGTGTATTAATCCAAATCCGTAGAATCCTAGTCCTGGCAGAAATTTAAAGTGGACAAAATATTGGACCCTTTGTTTTTTTGGATCGTTGGGCGCATAGTTCCTTCTTATCGAAAGAACCGTTCCACTACCCTCTTCGATTGTAACGATATAGGGTAGCTTGATACCAGTCGGCTCGCCGTCTGGACCAATGTCTTCAAAGCCCTCTAAATCTAGATCCACATGACACTCAAGAAGAGTGTACATAGGGATTTGTTTTCCAGATTTTTTAGTGCCTTCTAAGTCTTTTTCTTTTTTTGAAACTTCGTCATTAACAACTGTACCTGGAGGTGTTAATTCAACATCAGCATAAAATCCCGCTACTTGTTGTTTTCTTAAATCATTCTCAGATATTTTTACAACGTGAATAATAGCTTCTGCTTCTGCTAAACTATTTGCGGTGTAAGGTACGATTAAATCATCAGCAGGAACAAATTTAGAAACTGCTCTGCCTAATAAATCATCATAGTAAATTTTTTTAAACGTAGATCCTGCTAAAGGTAAATGAAATAACATAGAATCAAACTCTGGTTCGTACTCTGTCATTTGATCCATAATCTGATAGTTCATGAAATCTTTTACTCTATGTGCTTGTTGATCTTTGGCCGGTGTTTTAATTCCTAAGATTTGTGTTCTTACTGGACCATCACTTGGTAATAATTCTTTGTATGCTGTAGCTTGGAACTGTGTAACAGCTTCTGCTAATACAGGGTGCGTGGCTCCCGAAGCACCTTGAAAAGGTTCTGTTCTGTTTTCGTATTTAAATCCTAATAGATCAAGTCCGTCTGTGTAAGATTTCTCCCAATCTTTTCTAGACATCTTGTAATCCATGTAATTATTTTTTAATTCAGACCCCACTGGATCTAAAATATCTTCAGGTAAAATATCTGCTAAATTATCAAAATGTTTTTCTGTGCCCGGTACATTAACTGCACTTGGTTCAAAATCTATAGTTGCACCGCCATCCTCTTCAGGGATAACTTCTACGGGTGCCTGTTCTTTTATTTCTTCCTTTATCTCGACCTCTTCGCCCGGAACTTTAATTTGGGTACGAGTGTTAGGAAGTCCTTTGTCTATATCTGCCATTTAAACTCCTAGTATTTTCTACCACGTTTTATTATAGAAGCCAAGCCCTGTGGTGTGGGTCCTGACTCTGGTGGTGGACCTGATTCTTCTCCGGCCCCCTTAGCTAAACCGCCTCCGGCAAAATTAAGGTCTAATTCAAGTCCTGTTACATCTTTACTTGCTTCTGCAATACCTCTTTCCTTTTCTTTTGCAACTCTAAATTTTTCTATCTGACCCAAACCTGCTGCGTAGTTAGTTACACCTTTGTTATATAATTCTGTATCAAATTTTCCTCCGTCAGATACAAAAAGATTGTATGCTTTGTTATATCTATCACGAGTTGAGCTATATAAATTTATAAATTGTTGTCTTTTTTCACCGCGAGGGTCGTTTTCATCGTTATAAGTTTTATATTTATTTACTAATTCTGGAAGAAGGTTTCCCAGCTCATCTATAGTTTGAGTTGCATAACCCAACTCACCAACTGCATCTCTGATTTCTTTTTGTTCAGTTTTTCCAAACAAACCAAGTGTTGCATTACCAAGTATCCTATCTCCCTCTAATCCAGAAGCATAATCAGAAAGCGCAAAAGGCGCAGCAAATGCTACCTCACCAGCTATACCATATCCAGTAAACTTTCCAGCTTTAATTAAATTTCTTGCTATTCTTTTTCCGCCTGGTGTTTTAATTAAATCACGAATAACGTTTCCAATGTCTTTAACATCGTCAGGTAGCTTTCTAAAATCTAAAAGCTCTGGATTGATTCTATTCATACCTAAACCTATATTATCTGGTCTTCTAAAAATATCTATACCTTCATCAACTATGTTAGATGTATTTGTTTTTGAATTAAATATAATATCATTGGCATATCCAATGTTTTGACCAACAGCACCCTTAATTTGAACATTTTGACTTTTTAAAAATCTATCTATATCGTTTACAATAGGTGAGTTAGGATTATTTATTACAAAGTTTTTAAGAGTTTCTACTTGTCCTCCTACTCTTCCCACTGCAACTTGAATGTTTTTAGGAAAAAGAGAAGCTGTTCTTTTACTACTAATTGGAATTTGATGTTCTACCTGAAATAATTCATTTGTTTTAGCTAAATCTCTTATTTTCTTAACAAGTTGTTCATCGGTAAAATCTTTATAGCGATCAAACTTTAACATAGGTTTAGATGTTTTTAATTCTGTAACATCTAATCTCATAGAGTCTATTAATTTTTTATTTCCTAAAATTTCTTTGTCTGTCATGCTTGCTATAGTTTTATTTTGTGCATTAATTTTATCCATGAGTAAAATGGTTTGGTCTAAAGTTGTTTTTCCTCCCGGCATTTTCTTTAAAACCTTTTCCATTTCTTTAATAGTTTTAGCTCTAACTTTTTGATAATTATATTTTCCACCCTTGTCTATATTTTCAGGTTTCATTAACTCTGGAGCTTTTTGTTTTAAAATATTGTTTATTGTTTTTCTGTCTATTTTTAATTCTTTTGAAGCAGCGTTTTTACTTCCTAACTCTTTTACTTTGTCTATTACAAATTGTACGTACTCTGGATCTTTTGCAAGATTAGTTGGTTTTAATCTTCCTGGTTCGGGTTTACCATACTTTTCTATGTATGCCTTCATAACAGGGGTATCAATCGTCATGCTACGTTTATCTGTTCCAAAACCAATTTTTGAACCAATAGATTTTAAATCTAAATCGGTATCTTTAATCAACTCATTTATCTTCGCTAGTTTCTCATCTGTAATTGGAAACGGTGTTCCTTTTTTAAATCCAATACGACCACCGTCTGCAAAACTATCTTCAGTTTTTATTTCAGGATACTCTTCTTCATCAGATTTTTTAAGAGCGTCTCTAATCATATCCCTTAGGTCTGTTGGACGTTTCATTTGCATGCTAGCTTTTGTAACTGTGCCATCGGGCATCGTAGCTATTCTTTTGCCCGGCTCTCTTTTAAAGACATCTTCTTTTTCTTCTGGATCGGCTAGCGTGCCTTTGTCTCCTTTTGGAAAATCTGGAACCACTCCTTTTAGGATTGGGTTTTCTGTTGTAAGACTTTTAGGCACAATGTCTTGAATAGGTTTTACTGACTCTTGAATTTTTGCTGCATCTAATAATGGGTTATCAAAATCTAATCCTTCGGCTGTAATTTTAATTTGTCTTTCAGGAGCAAGTACCTTGTTAAGCTCATCTATCTTATCTTTGATGTCTTTTGCTTCTGCAACAAGCCTAGGAACCTCTTCTGCCTCCGCATCTTGAATAGATATGATAAGTTCCATAAACCTTTGTTTAAGTTGGTTGGGACTTACACCTCCGCCAACTGCGAAGCCTAATTCTCTTTCAATAAGGTCTTGTGATTCTTTACCTAGATATTGTTTAATCTTTTCGTAGTTTATTTTTTTTCTTTTCTTAACTTCTGCTGCTGGTTTTCTTTTAGGTAGAACAGTATTGTTGGACACCGAACCACCGCCATTGAACCCCGGGCGAATTAGATAGGCCATCATCTCGTTGTAGTGTTTTACTTTCATTATTCTCCCAATAGTTTAGCTAAGCCACCTGTTGCAAAGTCATCACCTTTTATCGCTGCTGCCGCCTCCTCTGCTTGCTCCGCTAGGTTTTCAGCTGCTTTATCTGCTGCCTGCTCATACCTTGCTTCGGCTGCGCCTACGTTGTACTCACCTCGTTTCATACCTGAATCACCTGTAAAATCTTTTACTGTTTTTGTAACTTTACCGGTTGCATATTTTTCCATGACTCTTGTATCTGGACCCAGAATATTATCAACACTTTCTAAAATCTCCCCGTCAAAATCTATATTACCATCCATATCTACGTTTACAGGAACTTCTTCTTGTGCCGTGAAGTTTCCTTTAGTCTTAACAGCTTTACCTGTTTCATAGTCTATGACTTCATATCCTGGTGGTTCGTATTCTATCTCATAAGATTTAGAATAATCATTTTTACCTGATACAAAAATTTTACCATCATCATGTTTGTAAACTTCTATACCCGGTAAGTCTTTAGTTTCGTATTTCATAATGTCTGCGTCTATTTTTTTACCCACACCGGAATAAGTAACTTTATCTATAAATTCAGGAAACCATGTAGGCATTTCTGTTGTTGTGTTCTTTAGTGGTACAATCTTTGCAACTTTTGCACCTTTAAACAACTTACCAACAAAAGGTAATGATGCTAGACCCGCCATCAGTTTTATAAAATTTCTTCTACCTTTGTTAAAGCCGCCTTTATTAAATCCAGTTCTGTCGTCTTCACCTAACATATAAGCTAAACCACCACCTGCTTTTCTCTCACCAAACAAACTTTCAGTATATTTCTCTATCAGTTTATCTCTTAATTCAGGACGATCATCATAAGAAGGATCATTATTAAGTTCTTCTATGTATTCTTTTAAAAATCTTTCTTTTTGTAATTCGTTACCTTCTTCTAAAATAGATTTCATTTTTCTATTAATTAAGATACCACCAGCTGAAACTGCACCTAGTTCAGGTGCCAAAGATTTAAAATCTCCTTCTATAGATCTTTTCTTAACACTAGCTAAATAATCCTTGTATCTTTGTGCAGGACTTTTAGCACTTAAAATTTTTAATAGTTTAGATATGGCCCCACCTCCAGAAAGTTCTATTCTACCGCCAGCTGCGTTAGGCTTTCTACCTGTAGTATCAAACTCTTTTAAAACATTATCTTTTCTGTTTCCCATTTTTTCTAATAACTTTTTTCTAAAACTGTCATCAATTTCAGGAAATTGATAACCATCTTCTATTTTTTTCTTTTTAAATTTTTGTAAAAATTTTAAAAGTTTTGCAATTCCTCCGCCTCCAGCAAGTTCTATTCTACCGCCAGCTGCTTTCTTTTCTCGTTTTTTCTTTTTCTTTTTCCTTTTTTTCATTAAACCTTTGGCACCAGTATCATCATCATAATAATCTAAACCTGGATAAGGATGACCACCTGGTCTTGATCCTGTACCTAATCCTGCTGGTGGTATACCTAAATAACTTGGATCTATAGGTCCACCATTAGCTTTATTTTTTCTATTAAACTCTCTGAACATATCTTGTGTTTCTTTTTTCTTGCTTTTCTTCGGTGCTTTACCTTTTTGAATAATGTCTTTGCCATATTTCTTTTTTAGTTTGGCAAGAGCTCCTGCTAGACCACCGCCTGCCATAGCATCTGGATCACCATCGTAATCTTTTAATTTTTCACCAAGATCTTTTTCTTTTTTCTTTTTAAGTCTTGCAACAGATTCTTTGTTTTGTCTGTTCATTCTCTCTAACATCTCTGCTTCTGTTTCTACTGCTTTACCTTTTCCCTTATCCATTAAAGAATCCATGATTCCTTCAGGAGTCATTTTTTTTGTTTTACCTTCAATAGTTATTGAAATCTCACCTTCTTTTGGTCTTGGTTCAAAAGGACTGATTTTATCTTTGCCACCTTGTGGGAAAGGTATAATTGTATTTTGTTTTTGTATAATATCTGCTTCTCTTCTTAAAAGGTTTAATTCACCTATATTAGGGGATCTACCCATTTCTTTGGTAAAGCTTTTTATTAATCCCATTAAAATAAATTTCATTAGTAATATACCTTCGGTTTAGGGTCTTTTTTTTCGTCGATGTAATCTTCAGGGTGTCCGATTAATCCGCCCTGCCTGAAGCGCATGATAGCTTGTGTTGTAGAGTCCACAAGATCGTCGTAATCGCCGTTAGGGAATGCTGCACATTCCTCGATCACCTCCTCTGCAAATTTCTGATCTGGCGCCCATATCATTCCAGACTCGAAAAGCGGTGCTACTGCGTTCACTCTAGCATGTTTATCATTACCTTTGCTAGGTGTAAAGTTAATTACTGGTATATCCATCTGTCGTAATTCGTAGGTTAGGGGTAGACCGGAGGCCTTTGCCTCTACGATTACAGACTCTGGTTTCCAATATTCATACTGTTGTAAAGCTAAACGCCTGAGTTCTGGAAACTCGTATCTGCCTTTAATAGCATCAAGAAGTATTAAATTAGCCGGACTATCTTGGTCTGGATAGAATATACCCCACGTTGTGATCGCTGAATAGTCTGCTGTTTCTTTTTTCAAGAACGCTGTATCGTAAGATTGAATAACATGATGTAGGGCCGGTATCTCTTCTTTGTCGTACACTCTCCACCATTCACGTTTCAAGATTGCACCTTCTTCTGATGTAGGTTGTTGCATCCACTGCGCGTTCCATTTAGCGACAGGTAGGGATGCTTTTACTTTCTCTAACTCTTCCGTGTTCCAATATTCTGGCCACACTGGTCCGTGGTCCATGAGTGCCGGAAACTCGACCACGTGCCACTGATCAGACTTCGGTTC